TCTTTTTTCTTACCAAAAATATTTTCCCAATTATTGGTAAACGTTTCTTGATCCACACTAAACGGGCGGGGTGCAGATCCTTTTCCATTGTTACTCATCAAAAACCTCCAACTCGTCAGGTGCGTGATGAATATTGTAATATGCAAAGTCCAATAATTTTAAGTTACAAATAACCAAACTGCAATAAAATCCCGGTGAGTGATCGCCGCAGTGAGTTATACGCATGTCAAACGAAAAGATGTCCAAGTTTTGGGTGTATTTATACAAATATGGCCAATTCCATTCCCAGTGCATTTCTGTTTTTAGGGGTCTATTTTTCATAATAATCTATCCTTACTCCTGCTTCTCCAAACATGATTAAACTTCTCACGGAATGTTCGTACCATCGGGTTTTGAATTCGGTTGCTTCGTTGTTGGGTTCACAGATGATTCGTCGTATACCAGCATTGATAATCCCACGAGCACAATCAGCACAAGGAATTCCACAAGTAAGATACATGCTGCAATCCACCGTAGACACGCCAATACGGGCCGCATTAAAAACTGAATTGCGCTCCGCGTGTTCCATGAAAAAATACTTTTCCGGTCTTTCTTGTCTGCTTTCAAGATCATCGTTAATTCCTCGCGGAAAAGAGTTGTATCCCGTTGACACAATTTCGTTATTCTTGCCCACGATAACAGAACCAATCTGCGTATACTTATCTTTTGATTTTAACTTAATAGTATGTGCAATTTTTCTGAAGTATTCATCCCAATTCATACGTCCTCCCCGTCGAGGATACGGAGGGTGAGACAGGGGTGTTCGACAGCAAATCCGTTATCGTCGCGACAGTGGTTGCACACCTTCCACACTTCTCCTGTCATTTCGCCAGTAAACGTCAGTGTACCCGGCAGATGCAGCGCTCGCACCCGCGTGATGGCGGCGTGGAGTTTGATGTTCTCCTCCTGCAAATCTTTTACAGAACGACGAGTGCCTTCACGTTCCAATGCATCAAACAGTGCCACCGCACACTCGTCCCACGAGACGTTGGGGTTCTTGCTGACACGCCCGTCAGGATACAGACGGAACAGTTCGTCTGCGTACTGGAGAACGCTGATGTTGAAGTTGGTATCGTTCATGCACCCTCCCCGTCAATATGGGGGAAGGCTTCGCGTAGACGACGGCAAAGCTCCACTTTTGCATCCTTACCGGTCCAATAACGACAATGCCACCAGTCATCCACCACATCCTCCAGCGTTGCCACCGGCTCGCATGGGTTCACCTTGAGATCCATCAACGCGGTGTGGTCGGCATCAGCAAATCTATCACGATCACTCACAATAAGAGCCGCTGCTGTTGAGAAGCAATTTCCATCATGATCATACCAGAATCCACATCTATAAGTCACACCCTTGTACTCGCGTGGTTTTCTCATAATTCCTCCGGTTCATCTAATATACGAATAGTGCTACATGGATATTGTTCCATCAATCCTTCACCATCTTTACAACAAGTACATAACTTCCAACTGGCTGCACCGAAATTTCTAATCTCGACTGAATGCAGATTTCGTATCTTATGTATCCGTGATTCTAAATCCAGTATTCTATCTGCCATTACAGCTACATTAACTATTCGTGTTGATGGTTCGTTCTTCTTTTCTATTACTGTTGTGAATTTATCTAATATGTCTTGTCTTGTCATAACTTTGCTTGTTTTAAGGTTTTCTTATCTATTCCATATTTCTCGCAGAGTTCTCGCAAACTATCTTTATCTTGTTTATAATAAATGTCAAGGTACTGCGTTGCTTCTACCGTGGACACCATATAATGTTTGGCAACTAATTCAACCAACCAACGTTCGTATTTTGTATCTCGTGATCCCTTGATATATTTATTGAATTGTTTCCCTCGGGGTAACATATTCGTTAGAAACAAGTAATGAGCTCTGTCGGGAATACTACTATACTTTTGCAATTCATTCACCACCGGTGCATAATTTACATTCATTGAAAGAAATCGGTTGATCATATAGCGAGCATACTTATATTTTTTCTGTTCGGCGTCATTCAAATTATCAAAGAATTCCGGTGTTTGATCGGTTGTGATGCCCCCGAGGAATTCAAACAGATCTTTACCTTTTTCCGGTACCGACTCAGTTTTCTTTTTTGCCATATTACCGTAACATTTTTACATGGTCAACTAAGTTATACCCCTTTGCTTCTTCTGCACTCAACCATACATCTTGCGGCGGTAATAATTTTTCACGAATAATTTTTTCACTCAACTTTGTACACTTCTTATAATGACTAATCATACGATTTGTAGTAAGTTCAAACTGTCGTCGGGTTGCAATCAATTCGTGCTCTTTACCCCACGTTCCAGCTGCCCATTGATGAGACAGAATACTAGTGTTTGGCGTGATCAATCGGTGGCCGGGTTCTCCTGCAATAAACGTCATTAATCCTGCACTTGCAATAATACCTAATCCAATTGTATGCACTGGAATCTTACTACCACGCATTACATCAATCAAGGAGAATGCTGCAAACATATCTCCTCCATAACTGGTAATCATTAGTGTAAGATTTTCAAAACGATTTGTTTGTTGAAAATTACTATCTAAAATCCACGTAATAACATCCTTGGTTGAAGCCGTAGTGAACTCGTTGGAAAAATAATATACTCCATGATCAGAAAGAGTTGAGGGACGCATTTCTTGCATCATGAATCCCTGAAGATCTTGGTTCGTCATTTGAAACATATTACTTTTCAAGTACTAACGATGGCTTACGATTTTCCTGTTTAGTCTCGGTTGATTCTGCCACCTTAACTGGTAAGAACTGCTTGTTAATAAAACCACATGCATTACATGAAAATGTGGGAATGGGTACAATTGCCTCCTTACCCGTAGGTGAAACGAGGGCGGAAACCTTCTTCATTAGAACTACTTCTTGGAAGGTATAGTTTCCGCAATTATCGCACGTAACATCTTGTGCAGTACTAAGATCTAGATTTACTTGCTGTTGTTTCATAACTTTCTCCGTTAACTAATTAAAATGGTATGTAATACTGTTGCAAAATTTATTTCTTTATCAATTACTTGACTGTCCCAACGACATCCGTCTCCAATTGCAATAATTGCTTGTGAAATTTTATTAGGAGCATAATGTTCAACATAGTCAAATAATATTCTGTATAAGTCAACAAAGTCCTGAATCTGTTCATCTGCCACAATCTTTCTGATTTCGGCAACCTTATCCTTCATTGGAAGATTGTTCGTTAAGATGTCTACAATTTTGAGTTTGATGTCTTGTCCAATCAATTCATCTATACTTATCTGGAGTTTGCCATTTCGTGTCTGTAATTGAGCTGTGTTGATACATTTTCTTAAATCTGGATAATACGCATTAACGATTTGTACTACTGTCTTTGTATCATATTCTATATTTTCATTCTTTAGAATATCTGCCAACTTCTTTGCTACATCTTTCTTACTCGGTGGGGTTAGTTTGTAGACTTGTGTTCGTGACACCAGTGGATCAATAATCCGTTCCACGTAATTTGCCGTGAGAATAAATCGCGTAGTTGCAGAATATGCTTCCATCATATTGCGAAGAGCTCGTTGCCCATCCGGAGTTACAGCGTCCATTTCATCAAGTACAATAATCTTCAATGGTTTAAACCCAACCGTAGAAGCAAATCCTTTTACCTTATCTCGCATTGTATCAATGCCACGTTCATCAGAAGCATTGATAAACATACAGTCACAATCAATATTCTTTATCAAGAGTTTTGCGGCAGTAGTCTTTCCAGTTCCAGCAGTACCGTAAAAGAGTAAATGTGGAATATCCTGTGTTTGGATATACTGAGTAAGTTTTGCTCTGACCGTATCGTTCCCCACATATCCTTCTAATGTGTCAGGTCGGTACCGCTCCGTCCAAATGGTATTATCATTAACTTTCATATGTTTATTCTTTAAGGAGTAGTTTTTGTTTATAATCACCAAAAAATTTACGGGCGGGTTTTAAACGCCATCGTTTATTAGACGTTGGTTCCTCCTTTATAACAAATCTGTTAGGCCACGACTGAACAAACTCTTCTAACCTAGGCTTCAATTTACTATCAGAATAATCAAGGTCAGTACACCCTCCCGACATTTTTCCCGGTGGAGGAGAATTGGTCATAATGTGGTCAAAGGCTAATGTACAATATCCTTTTTCCAAAATAGATAACGTATAATGCCAATCCTCTGCTCCACAAAATTCCCATTCGTTATCAATAGTGTTGTCCACCAATACACATTGACACGTTAGTTTATTTAGTTGTACTGATCGTTTTCTATCAAATGCAAAAGTATCACCATTTATTCCACTTATTGCAACATTAGAAAACATATCCATGCAATGTTCAACAATAGACAAGCATTTTAATGAATTAGTTTTTTCATTTCTACTTGCATCTTTTTTTCTAATTTTAAATTCTTTAATATCATCGTCTATTTGCCAATGCTTTTCTTCCCCACGACTACGGGAATATTGTTTAATATAATTTCGTGCATAAGCAAGTCCTTGATTATTCTTATCCATCTGTATAACCGATTCAGGAGAATACACATTACAATAAGAGTTATAATCTTGTGGTTCCACTACTAGTTTATAATTTAAGTTCTGTATAATCTCCGTAACTCTTGCGGACTGCGCTCTTCCTCTCGACGGGATATAAATCATATACTTGTTTATGTTATGTAAAGACCTCTCACTTTCCATAAAATTATAAACCATCTGATTCAGTTGTACAATATCAAACGGACTAGGTTCTTCTGTAAAAGAATATATGTCTATCATATCACTTCTTAGTAAAAATCATGTTATACTCGTTAATTAACGGTGTCTTTTCAACATCGGACTTTAATATCAGCGGTTGCTTAAAAAGTTTCGTATATGGAATGTAATGATGAGGTCTTCCATCAACATGCATCTCGTGTGTCAATTTGACAATATCTCCCCAAACACGTTTCAATTCATCAAACTTTTTTTGATATCCAGAAGTCTGTCCACCCTCATAAATGGTATCAGTGTTCCCGCCTCTCATTGTACCTGTAGTTTGTTTTCCGCTTAATAAAGAATTAAAGTTTACGGTACATAAGTCCCCTGTAGATAATACTCGTAAAGATAAGTCCGTGTCCTCATTATATGTACCACGCCACCGTTCCTCCAATCGCTGATCCAACAGTTCGGAGTTAATTAAAATACAACTATATACACGGGTATTCTGAATAAACTGACCACGGCCCGGCTCAGTTGCCGGAACGAATGAAGCATATTGACATCCTACTAATCCCAGATTTTCATAACGATCACTGAAATCTTCCATAATTCTAAAGAAAACTCCATCGCGAATACGTTTCTTGATGTTATGATTCCACCGAAAAAATCCTAAGATGTTATCGTCAATAACCCAGTGTTTTTTATGACCGCTCTTTACAGAATGATCCCATACAAAGTTACGAACTGGAATACTTCCCCGTTTCTGTTTACTGAAGTTTTCTGGAAGTTTGATGATTTTATTTACATCAACGTTTGATGCATAGTTATCATATTCTTCAGGTTCAACGCAGATATGAAAATCAACTCCCATATCTTCTAATGTGTCAATGGTAAGAGTTCGTTCCCAACGACCCTTTGTGATTACATATAAAGGGTACTTTGGTTTTATTTTATGGGAATACTCATATTCATACTCTTTATATGGATGTTCTTCTAACTCATAATGAAAATAACGAGAATTATTTTCTTGCTTTACCCCGAGTGCATTAAATAAAATAGTTTTTTCAGTTTCGTTGTATACTTGAACGTTTATAAGATAACGTTCTTTTAAATAAGGTGTCCAAACAAATTCTGGTAAATTGAAATAGTGTTCATTTTCTAAATCATAAAAATCATGATTTTTATAATCATACTCATAACTCAACGTATAATCCCAAAACTTACCCGGAATAATAGTTGTTTTCAATAAGTGTTCTAACTTTTCTTTGTTACTTGTATGTATTTTAACTATTTCCATAACAACTTCTCAACGAAAGAGTTTCTTAAACAATTTATGTACGCCCATCAACAACATCCCAAATCCAAACACAAGTAACCACCAAAGTTCGGCAATATCATCCTGTTCGTCTATCATGTTTAATCCTTTGTATCAATTTGTACAAGATAATAAACAGACTCAATTCCATCAATTTGAAAAGATGTACGAGCAAGTCCCTTTGAACTAATTTCTAGTTTGCCGCTCTTTGCATCCTTATTAGCGGAAAGAATTTCCCGAAGATACTTAGCGGAAAAACTAATCGGCTTAAGCTCGGCCGCCTCAGTCGTCGTTGCATTAATCTTTACGCGGTTCGTGTTCAACGAAGAAAATCCAAGAATTACGTTAGCGGCAGTAGATGTCCCGTCACTCATAACAGTAAACGTCTCTACATCACTAAGTGCGCCCTTTGCTTTGATAAAAGTAGTAATGAACTGATCATTCATTTCAATGGTCATATCAAATGGCGGCAGTTTCTTTAGATCAGGAACGTTTGGAATGACGGACGAATCGGCGAGAACAAATGTCACCTCGGAATTACCATCGTCAAACTGTAATCCAACAAGTTTATCGCCAGACCTTTTCGTATTAACCGAAAGAACTTCTCCCACAACACCCAATAAAGATTTTAATTTTGCGGTTTCGTATACAGGATATTCCCCAGCCTCAAATCCCATAGAAGGTGCATTAACACTGCACAGTACATTTTTATCGTCTGATATGGCCCTAGTAGAAAGAGTTCCATTTTCTACAGAAAACAAAACGCTTTCACACGAACCACCCAAATTATACTTACTAATAAACTTTTCAAACTTTGTTTTTTCCATAACCATTAACCTCTATTAAAGTTGATAATCTTTGTACCACATTCTTGTTAATTTACCTTCTGTGAAACGTGCATAATAATCACGCCACAGACCATTATGTTTTACTCCACTGTAAAATATAATGTCGCCATGATAATTTGTCAAGTATTCTCTGCGATAAGACTCCGGTATTTTCTGTTGATATCCCGACATAAAGGAATGTTTAGCATAAGGATTTTCTACCCATTTATAATCCCAAATTTCCCGATATAATTCTCCTTTGGGAGTAATCACATAACTATCCATTAAACATTCAAAAGACTTTGTTTGATATGGGGTGTAATATATTGCAGTTTCTTCGGGTAATATTTGTTCTACCCTAATTTCATCATACATTCCCATAATTAATCTCCTCGTAATAATGAATACAATTTATCCCAATCAAAGTGTTCCCCCGGATCTTCTTTACGACCGCGAGGAACGGCTACATCTGAATGTCCTAGTATGATATGAGCCGTGGAATCTTTGTCTTTGAATCGGGCTTGCATCTGTTTAATCAACCACGTTAAACTAGTATATTGAGCATCTGTATAATCCTGCGGGGGCTTGTTCTGTAAACATATACCTATACTATACCTATTCATTCGTAGATAGGTTCTCCACAACGACACTCCCGCGTGATTTGCCTGATACTTTGGATCTACCAGTTTGATAATACGACCCGAACGTTCTATGTAATAATGATAACTATTACGTTTTTTAATTAACCATCGTCTGGCTGACGAATAATTACCACTTCCATCGTAATGAAGAACAATAAAGTTTCGGGTCGTATCTCGCCGGTCTACCCTTTTAATAGGTAGAGGACGATTAATCATTGTCGGCGGTTGTATTACGAGACTTGTACTTAATAAAAGAGTAAAAAACATGATTTATGTAAAATCTTTCAAATCTCTAATACCAACGCCGACGGGAAAAATCGGAATACCATCTCTTGATAGTTCAAAATATCTAACGGTCATGTAAAGGCCGATAAGTTCCTTACGGTTCTTATAAAGTTCAGCACGATTTTCCTGCGAACCCTCCGGGCGACAATTGAACTTAGCACCAGAATCAGTCTCCAATTCAAAAATTGCAAGACCGGAATCAGAACCGTCGCCGTCAACAATCCCAACAATACGATATTCTGCATCTGTAAAATCCTTTAGTTTCAAAAGTGAATATGAACGCTTACCGATCTCATACTTGCCCGAAGGACTACGAACCATCGTTCCTTCAAATCCATCCTTGGTGAACTGCTTGTGATACCTCATCACTTCGGCTTCGTTATTACAACGATACGTCGGAACGCGGATAAAGTTCATCGGCACATCATCCCATATATCGTCACCGCCGAACATTTCATCAACAAGTCCACTGCGTTCACCGAAATTTAACTTATCAGCAACGATATCATAAACCCAATACACCAACTTCGGAGACAATTCCGGACGATACTTCTTGATCGCTTTCATTGACTCTTGAAGAAGAACGTTGTTAGGGAGCATCAACTCGCCGTCAAGAATCGTGTCATAAATCTTAGCTTGCGGATAGGAAAGGTGCTGAATAACTTCAGGGATGACTTCCTTATTTCCCCGGCTCCACCCCACTTCCCCATCAAAGAGCATACGCATACCATTGAGCTTTGGCTGGACATATACCGGGAACTCCACTTTACCCTTGTGGTCTGTAAACTTATGGGCAAGCATTGGCATTGGACGAATATTCTTTCGTTCGCCTTTTGCACGAAAGCCTCGGTCCCGTTGCTTCTTGATAATTGCATCAAATTCAAATTCAGCCTGCTCTTGAGAATTTCTCTCATTAGACCGGCCAACATTTGTAGGTTCGGCAAAATATGGTTCAGACGTTTGAACCTTTGTTTCACGACCTGTTTTGGAAATTTGATACCAAGACGTTTGCGTATAATAATTGTCGCCATCACGAAGAATATGCAACTGCCAAAACTTTTCACCACCATGTTTGTTTTCACTAACTAACCACTCACTAGACTTTACAATCTTCATTAGTTCTCCAGTTAATAGACTCATGAAATATACACCATTTCTATGTAAAAGTCAAGGGGCAATATATTAGTTATTAAACTATTTAAATTGCTTTTAATCTAATAAATTTACAGTTCAGATACTCAGTTATTTGACGCTGGCGTTCGGCATCCTTTTCTTTCTGCTTATCATGATAAGGCTCGTCATATTCAATGACTACATTATTTTCTTTATCATATCCATCAACCCAATATCCCAATGCCTTAATATGATATTCACCACCATTTTCTGCGTGCTGAAAATTATATCCGTGTAGTTTTCCATATTCGTCTATTACTTTACATCCCAGTGGATTGTAATTTGGAACTACTTGACCGTGCAATGCTTCTATTATTTTTATTCTAGAGTTACGCATTTTTAATTTTGTTTCTGGCGTATGCAATTTTCTAGTTCTGAGTTTTGCTTTTTCACTAATTTTTTGTTTAGTTTCTTCTGAATGCGATTTTCCAAACATTGGATTACATTCGTTTGGCATACTTCTCTTTTTTCTAGATTCCGCATCATAAATCTTACCTAGATTTTTTTCTCTTAGTTTTTGTCTGGTTTCTTCGCTACGAACCACTCCTTTTATTGCACAGTATCTACATTTAGAATTATTTTTATCTGCATCTATTCGTTCTCGTTCTGCACGATATTCTATATTTCTATCGCATATTGGGCACTTTCTGTTTAGAATTTTCATATAATTCTCAATAATAAAATCCCCCGCGTTCAATACCCTAGCCGGCAAGCTTATGGGATTTACTAACGAGGGATATTTTATATATGCTTGCCGGCACACATATAAATATTAAAGATTAGTAGTTGTGTTCTTTTTTTCTCGCATTTTTTTACAGTTTTCTATAACTTTTTTACTATTCTTTTTTGCAGATTGTACGATAAATTTTTTCATGTTATCAAGTTAGAAAGTAAAGAATTCATCCGCATTTTGATTTTTTTCTGTTGGTAGTAAGCCCCAGTTTAATGCCGTATAAAAGTCATCTAATTTATTCCGTAATTCGTTTTCAAATAATGTTTTGGTATCAATATATTTGTGTATTAATTCAATAATTTGCGGAGGATCTTGATACCCCTTAATTGCCAAAGCCTCAATTTGATACGGGTTAGGTTTCATATAAACGTATTTGATTTTTTCACCGTCGCTAATAGGTTCATATTGCTTTTCAATTCCAAATTGTTTCAATAATCTATTATATACAATTGCAGACTTTACATGAATTGGCGCCCCTTTCTTAAAGGCTCGTAGTCCGGCGGTATCATGTGCAGTATATTCACTGATGTTGTTTGCCGATGTATTACGAGCAATATCCAAAAAGTCACGTTGATCTAATGAATTACTGAAGTTTAGAATTTTTTCATCCACTTCACTTTTTGGTACTCCCTTCAAAATATCTCTTAACATTTGATTCATAAACTCCCGAAACGCTTTCGGAAAACTAGACCGGACAACATCCAAACCTTTCACCACCATTTTATTTACGTCTTTACTAGTTTCTAAATCATACACTTTATCCAGAGCATATCGTTTTTTACTAACCCAAAAACCGGTAGATGCAACTGACTCTCCCTTAATAAAAAAACGATGTGTATTACAATTAAATGCTTTCTTGGCAAAGACATCATAGAATCTATTCAATTTAGTTTCTATTGTTTGCGCAAGACTAATCGTAAATTCTTTTGGATCGACGGTGGACGGTATGATTGGTGCAGCTGATGCGTACACGCTATCCGTGTCAATGTATACTACATAATCATCATTCTTTCCTAGTAATGCTTCATAATGTTTATTCACAACCTTTGCAGAAGACTTAATAACATCCTGCCCCGAAATCGTTACTGCTGCTGCATTTGCAGTATCGTAAAATCTCCCAACGGGTAGTCCCAGATAACCATACAACGAATTTAAAAAGATCTTTTGAATGTGTTGACGACGATCATAATATTCCGCCATCTCCTTGTTCCCTTCATTTAGGTATTTCTTCATCATGTTCTTGTATTCAATACGTTGATCAAACCACGTTGCCAACACTTCTGGAATGATACCTCGTTTATCATTATTGTATAGTACGCCGTTGGAACTAATACTTAAATTATTTTCTTCCATAAATTCCATAAATACATCATACGACATTTCTACAGTTGTACTGTCATCTTTTTCTTTAACCACGTAAGCAATAATTTCTTTACGGAAATGCTGTTCCATGTTCCAGTTTTGGACAAACCCCACCTTTGTTTCGGGGCTAATATTCAAGCTCATAATAATACTAGGATATAGAGATTGTAAATCTAGAGAATATATCCATTCATATAAACCCGGTATCGGATCTTTTACATATGCCCCGATAAATCCATCCGTAGTTTCTTCATCATCTGAATCTTGTATTTTTTCATGAGCATTTTGCGGTTTATCAGTTACTACAATTCCTTTACGATGTAAATATGTTACAATAGTTCCTTCCAAAAATCTGGAACTCATTCCATAATCTTCATATGGTACGTGCCCAATATGACAAATACCACGTACGAGTTCAATAAGTTTTAGTTTCTTATCAAGTTCTACGATGATGCGCACGTCTTGTAAGTTATACTCAATGAACTTTTCTAAATCATCACGGAATAATTGATCTAACGATCCATCATATGGAACCTTACCCATATTTACTTCCAACCGCCCAATAGTGTCCAGTCTATAGTTTGGTTGCTGTGTATAGGTGAACTTTTTGTATAGATCCAAATAATCTAAGCTAGATACTCCCGCAATCCTATAACGTTCCAATCTCTCCGAATATTTCACCTTTCCTATTGGACTCAGTTTATTTGCAATAGATTTACCGCACACTTGTCGCATTCTATTATACAGATAAGGAACGTCAAATCCATTACTGTTCCAACCCGTAATAATCGTGGGTTGAATTTGTTCGTATAGATTACTGAAGCTGTGTAGTAAGTCTACTTCCGTTGGACAGAAAATAATATCCGTACCTTCAACCGTACGATTGGTATACAATCCAACGGTATCCAATACAAACACCGTGTACTTATCAATTGTTGGATCATATAATGCAATAGACGTAATTTCATTATTCGGAGTATGAAC